AGGGTTGGCGGGGAATTTTTGCCCAAGAACCGACTTGGAAACCACATCACCAACACGTACCGCGGCCAGAATCCGTTCTTTAAGTTTGCTAAAAGCCCTATCAAGCTGCGTATCGAATAAGCTCGCTGCGCACGACGATATAGCTCCGCTTATTAAAAAGTCGGATAGATGCAAAGCATATTCCAAGTCTCGCCCTTTGCATAGATCCTCATTCGCACAAATTGTAGCAATTTTAACCGTGTGTTCAAATCTGCGCGTATTAAAAATACGTTCTATTAACGACTTAGAGTCTGTGACTTTGTATTTGGCAACATCAACGAAGTTATCAATTAAGAGAGTTGCCCGTGCATCGAACCGCACTTCCTCTTCTTTAGGGGTTGTCAGAATCTCAATATCGCCTCCAGATTCACGAATTTTACCTTTCTGCACCTCTGATACCTCTTCAAGTAAACGGCTTGAAATTTTGCCCATTTCAGGCGTTTTACCATGTGCTGCAGGATTGCCAAAACATAGAAGCCACCGAGACAACAGACCATCAAAAACAAACTCTTCAGAGAGTGCCCCAAAAAACCTATTAGGGGTAGACGCTGCAAAAATTGAAAGCTGCGGGCGGTCAATATCAATCCTTTTTTGTCCTGTGCGAGCTGAGTATTGGTCGCCAATATAGAGGCGGTTACCTGCGCTAAATATTTCCATGATGGTGGAAAGAATCATCGCCTGAAAGCTGTTTTGAGACTTTGAAAGAGCTCCAAGAGCGATTCCGAACTCATCCCAAACAAGAAACTGCCGAGCTTCGTAGTTAGATGAAAGAGCTGAAAGAAGTCCTGAATCAGATTTAGGCTTGCCCATAAGATACTCAGCCAGCCCAGCCTTAACAGCCAAGTTCTGAATTGCTTCTTGGCACTGAGACTTTCCAGTACCTGAATCTGCAATAGCGCAGGCGTAGACATTCGTTGAAATATTAAATTTATTTCGGTACCGCTTAGACTTTAAAAATCCCACAAACGATAGAGCTGCTCCAATTGCAAGCGCTGGTTGATCGTATTGCAACGTGCCGTAAATATAGCGAGCAATATCGCCAGCGAGATTAGGCATTTCAAAAAGTAATTCGTGGGCAGTGATTTTCATTTGCAAGCCTTTAAATAATCCGTAAGTAATTGCTGGAAGCGCTCAACTAGTTCAGGCTGATTTTTAATAGTAAGAGAGATAATTGTCTCTTTTATATCAGCGATAATTGCGTTATCAAGCGGAGACCAGTCAATAAAATCCATGTTTTTAGGCACAAAAGAGCCTTTGGAAAGTAGGTCGTCAAATTCTTCAGGGGTCATTTCTTAATACCTTCTAAAAGCTCACGAGTCACCGAAGGATATGCATCCATGATTTTGAACCAGTATTTTTCGGGTATATGGTTTGCTTTTATCCAGCGCTCAACAGTGTGCTGATGCACGTCGCACAAAACAGCCAAATGAGCGCTTGAGGTTACAATGCGTAGAAATTTTTCTAGTTTGTTATTTTTTTTCATAATTGTTAACTTTTTTCTTGACAGAAGTTTTAATACTATTCTAATGTGCGTGAAGTTGTAAAGAACTAAAAAAGGAAAAAACAAATGAAAATAATAACAACGCAACCAACCAAACCACCGCGGTTAGTTTTATACGGTGAGCATAAAATCGGAAAAAGTTCTTTTGCTGCAGCATCAATAAAGCCGATTTTTATTCAGACTGAAGACGGTCTTGACCAATTACACGTTCAAGCTTTTGAACAAGCTAAAACTTTTCAAGATGTAATCGATGCGATGCGTTTTTTGATTGAAACAGAACATGAGTTTAAAACTTTAGTGGTCGATAGTCTTGATTGGCTTGAACGCTTGCTGTGGGATAAAGTGGTTGCTGATTATAACCACTTCGAGAATGCACAAGCTAAACAGATAGGTGATATTCCTTATGGCGGCGGATATAAGGCAGCTTTGAATCTTTGGCGGCAGTTTTTGCGCGGCCTTGACCTTATAAACCAAAATAAAAAAATGATGGTTATCCTCTTAGCTCATAGTAAAATAGTTAAATTTGAAGACCCGACCCGTCAAAATTATGACAGATACGATTTAGACTTGCATGAAAAAGCCGCGGGGCTTATTTACCAGTGGAGCGATATAATTGGCTTTGCTAACGAGAAAATAATAGTTAGTGAAAAGAAAGAAGGATTCGGGTCTACTGTTAAGGCTAAAGATACAGGTACAAGGGTGTTAAATCTTAATAAGCGCGCAGCATATGAGGCGGGTAATAGATACAACCTACCCGATATGGAGCTGGATTTTGGAAAATTTTGGGAAGCATTAAAACCAAGTTTAATTAGTAAAAAAGAGGAGAAATAAAATGAGTTGGGATTTGACATTTGATATTGATAACGCGCCGACTAATGACTACGCACCAATTGAGGCTGGTTGGTATTTGGCAAGCGTAAAGAGTGCTGAGGTAAAAGACAGCAAAAGTGGCGGCAAAGGAGTTTCAATTGAGTTTGAGATTTTAGACGAGCGCTATACGGGGCGAGTTGTAAAGAATTGGTTCAACGTAGTTCATGCCAATGAAAAAGCGCAACAAATCGGTCTTGGTCAACTTGGCGATTGCTGCAAAGCTTGCGGGCTCAATGGAAAGCTTACTAGTGGCGAACAAATTGTTGATTGTCATTTAATGATTAAAGTGGCAACAGAGAACAGTAAAGAGTTATCACCCGACGGGACGCCTTATATTAATAATGTCGTGAAAGGCTATAAGGCTAAAGGCGGCGTGATTAAAGCAGCAGTAAAAATTGACGAAGACACCATACCATTTTAAGGAAATAACATGAAAAAATTAATTTTAATTACTGTACTTTTTGCATCAACAGCGTCGGCGGATTGTCGACGCCTTGAGAACACAAGACTGCCCAATGAAAACGGTGAGGCAGTCATTGGCGTATCTTGTGAGGCAGGAGAACACCTATCAGGCATCTACTGCAACATAATCAAAGGCTACGGTTTCACTGAACAGCAGCTTACAGGTACAGGGAGCGGGCGTTGCACCTTTGTTTTGAGTGACTTATCTGAGTCAGTGTATGACGCTGATGGAAACTTCATCAGTGATGCACCTGCTCCAATATATGAGGGTACTCCACGAGCGCAGGCTTTATGTTGTAGGTAATTATGAGCAAGCAGAGAGCGAGGAATATACTGTATATCTTAACGCATCCTTTGCAGTTTTGGTTAGCTATTTGGAACGCTTATTTATACGTTTGGGATTTTGATGTTTTATGCGCTTGTGAAGGTGGCGATATAACTCAACCTATGAAACGGGTCTACTATATGGATTTTATCCGTTGCAATAATTGTCGAGGATGGATTGATAGAGAAAAGTTTTTTTACATGAAACAAAAGGAGCAGCGATGAGCGATGTTTGCATTTTTTAAAAACCCACCAAAAATTCGATACATAGTTAAAGTATCTATTCATAATTATCCTGAATTTAAACCTATGTATTTAGAATTCTATAACCTTAAAGCGATGAAAAAAGAGTTTAAAGATTATTTCAATAACCCAGAAATAGAGATAATTATTTACAAAGTAAAAGAGCAGCGATGAAGGAATACACTATAATAGATGCAATAACAGATGCTAAGTTTATGATGGATACATCGGAGCATATTAGAACTGGTCAAAAAGTTGTTGATTTTCTTAATACATTCCAATCCGAGGTCGACAAGCGCGTGAGGGAGACCATTGAGGAGGTGCGTAATCAAGTAAATAAAATAGGTCTTATAAATCTTATGGAGACAAGAGAAGAACAAGATTTAGTAACTAGAACAATCTTAGAGCATAGAAAAGCAGTTCTTAATATTTTAACCAAGCTAGAGGCAGGGGCGGAATGAGTAAAACTTTGGAGGAAAGGGCTAACGAATTTAATGCTGAAGAAGTTCCATATTGGAATCAAGAAGAGGCTATAAAGTTTCTTCGACAAGAACTCACCGCAGTGTTGGAAGAAGCAAAAAATATAAATAGATTCAAGATAGATAATATAATGATTTTCTATGCTATTAGTATTGAAGACCTACAATGCATTATCGAAGAAAGATTAAAATAATCAAAACAATAACTAGCTTATATGTCAGACTTTGATAATAGAATAAACCAACAGAATTCAGACAACCTAGAGGAGCTAACTCTTCAAGAAAAGTACATTAGGTTTGATTCTAAGAGTGAATTTGCTTGCGCTATGCTTTTGGAAAAGTATGTAAAAGATTGGAGATGTAAGCCAAATCAAACTTTCCAAATCCCAGTAGATAGAAACAGAAAGATTGACTTCCGAGTAGGAGATACTTTTTTAGAATATCACCCGATAGTCCTTCAGCGCGAATTTATCAATGCTATTGCTCACCACGAATTTATCCATGCACTAAAAGAGATTCCTAACTCAAAAGCAAGAGTTATATTAGATGCTATCACTAAAGAATATGAGTCTCAGTATTGTAGGAAACGTAGGTATGCAGTTATTTATTCACCCTTTGAAGAATTAAGCAACCTAAAAATGATTTGCTGTTTTTCTGAAAAGGAATTCTTTGCAGTACTTAGAAAGTTAGGTAATAAGGTTCCAAATGATACAGAGTTGTTTAAGCAGTGGTATGAATTAGTGAGTGCAAATTAAATGAACATCCTACAACTTAATCCACCTATCCCAGTAATCACAAAACTTGGAGATGGATGGGCATATTTTCTCAAGGACGAATCAATGGACCACCATGTTGTTTGGGGAGTCGTACTAGACAATGGTGGAGAGGTTTGGTGGCTTGAGAATCCACAAATTAAAGTAGCTTATAATATAACTTACGGAAGAAAAAAAAGTGACTAAATACGACATAAATCAATCATGGGACGATTTGTACAATTTAAGCGAGTTAGATAGGGAACACGTTTTTTATTCTGCCATGTCTTGCATTTCTGAAATGGCTAATGATTTAACTTTTAACGATTGCCGTTGGTTAGATTTAAATCATTTGCAGCAACAGGTTGATTTTGCTCAAAAGCTTATGCAAACAAAAGTGGGATTTAAATGAAAGATTGCCCGCGCTGCGATTATTACCTTGGAAATGAGGTGCCAGAAAATAGCTTTGTGCATTGCCCTGATTGTAATAACATTTGGTTTGTTGAGTTTGAAGGCGATGTTGAAAACGATGAAATTATAGTTTCTTGGTCAATTGCAAATGCAGCTTCGCCCGTATCAAAATGAAGCAATACAAGCACTTTGGGATTCTTGGCGAGAGAATCCGCATGGCGCCCCTGTGCTTTGCTGTCCTACGGGTAGCGGTAAAAGTTTAATTTTATCAAGTGTTATCAAGCAGATTTCTGAAAAGCATCCAAATTACAAGTTTATTGTAGCCACTCACGTTAAGGAATTAGTAAAGCAAAATGCAGATGAGTATTTTAATATAGCTGAGGGACGCCCTGGCATTTATTCTGCAGGGTTAGGAATTAAGCAAATCCAGCGTGTAACATTTGCAGGAATACAGTCTATTTACCGAAGGAAAGATTTAGACATAAATATGCTGATAATCGATGAGTGTCACCTGTTATCTAAAGATGACAACTCGATGTATCAAAAGTTTATTTCTAATTTAAAAGCATTAAATCCAAGACTTAAAATAATGGGGTTAACCGCAACGCCCATGCGAATGGATCAGGGGTCATTGATTGGTCACAATTCAACATTTACTGAAATTGCTTATGATATAAGTATCAGGCGATTAATTGAGGAGGGTTATTTATCGCCGATACTGTCAGTAGCTCGAAAAAGTGTTGATTTAACAGGCGTTAAAACTAGCGGCTCAGACTACAATAAAATTGATTTAGAAAACGCGTTTAATAGAGACGAGTTAATAAAAACGCACGTTTCAGAAATAATAGAACACGGAAAAAACAGAAAATCATGGCTCATATTTTGTGCTGGAATTAAGCACGCCGAAGATGTAAGTAATGAGTTAAAGAATCGCGGAATTGCTGCAGATTATATAACTGGAGAAATGCCAGCGTTTGTAAGAGATTATAAAATAGGAGACTTTAAAAATGGTAAAACTACTGCTCTGGTCAACGTCGGTATTCTTACTACAGGCTTTAATGCACCACAAGTTGACCTCTTGGCAATACTGCGAGCCACGAAGTCTACGTCGCTCTATTTGCAAATTGTCGGGCGTGGTACTCGCATTGCTGTGGATAAGCGGAACTGTCTGGTCTTGGATTTTGGTGGCAACATTGACAGACATGGTCCTATCGATTGCGTTACGATAAACCAAAAAAAAGCACAAGAATCAAAAATAGGAATTGCACCGAGCAAGAAATGCGAGCGATGTGGGTGCGTGGTGGCAATTTGTGTAACTGCTTGCCCTGCCTGTGGAATGGAATTCCCTGAGGGTGCTAAAGAACTCGAATTGAAAGCGTCATCAGCGCCGATTCTTTCAAAAATTGAGGAATATGAAGTTAAAAATTTTGACGCAAAAATACATAAAAAAGACGGGAAGCCTGATTCTTTAAGGCTTTTGTATTACCTGGACGAATATAGGTATTTAAGCGAGTTTTTATGCTTTCAGCACGGCGGTATTGCGGCGCGTGTTGCCGTTAAAAAGTGGGCTTTGGCTGCGGGTACGCACCCACCAAAAACTGCCAGAGAAGCGCTTGAGCGCAGAGACGAACTAAAAACGCCAAATAAAATCACTGTTTTAAAAAAAGATAAATACCCCGAAATAGTTGATATTACGTATAAATTACCAGAATCCGAAGATTTAACGTATCACTTCTAACTTTTTTGTTAACTTTTTTGTTGAGTTTTTCTTTCTTGTAGCCGTATACTTGCATCGTAAGTAACGCGCATAAAGGAGGCGCACCAAATGAAAAAAACAAAAACTGAAGAAATTGTAAAGAAAATGGTTAATAAAATGTGGGCTCGATTTTCGGAGTTGTCTGAAGCAAAAAAGCTATCGGGCGACGAGTTGAAAGAGCTTGTAAGACTTCGAAACGCGCTTCGAGTCGTTGCCAATCAATGAGTGATTTACAACAAGAAATTTTAGAAAATTTAACGGACGATAATTATGAAGCATGGAAGCAACAAAACAGTTCTCAGTGGTGAGGCAATTTATTTTGGATGGTTATTCGTAGCCCTTATGATTGCCGTAGTTCAAACGGGCTGCGGTTTTTATATTGGTATTGATTACAACGGGAAAACAGGAGTTGACCGTCGTACTGTAACCGAAGATTTTGTAAGAGGTAAAAATGAACGCAATTAAAGACACTGTAAGAGATTCAAATAGTTGGGCGAGTTGGCTTTTTGTTCATATTTTTCTTAGTGGATTAATAGCCAACATTTTTGGAGGTTATTTTATTTACAAGCAATTTTATTTAGGTAAAAAGGCTGTGATGGTTGGAAGCTTAGATAGCTACGAATCAGAAACGGAAACGGGCGCAACGTTTACCAAAAAGAAAAAATAATATGGAGGCCTTTAAGGCCTCTTTTTTTATCGACGGTTAAATTTTACAATTCTATCGGGTAATTTTTTACTTAAAATTTTTAAAAGATTATCTGAATCAATATCTAGTATTTCACAACAGTCTAAAAAGCTAAAAAGCTCACCGCCGATTTTATCACTATAAAAAAACTCAATAGCACGGCGGCGCTCGATTTGTTGGGGCACTGAAAGGTCATTGATTGCTGTGATTAGAATAGCCGCAACCAAGTCTCGCTCAGGCAGCGAAACATCGTTTGGTTCTTCAGCACTTACGGCTCGGATTTTGTCCTTTGATAGGCTTGGCGGTATATAATATCTTGGCATACTTGGCAAGATATACAGTACTCAGTATCATTTTGATAGATGAAAAAATTTAGTGAGGACGCAGAACTAATTGCGTTTTTTGATTGGTTGTCGTGGCAAATCAAAAGAAATCCAATTCTTGAGGTTGTGCATCACGTTGAAAACGAACGCCGCTGTACACCTGCACAAGGCGCAAGGCGCAAGCGAAAAGGGGTTAGAAGCGGCATCCCCGATATTGTAGTGCCAGTACCGTCAAACGATTATCACGGCCTTTATATAGAAATGAAGCGTAAAGGCGGCAAAGTAAGCGATTCGCAGGAGCGAATAATGGCTGTACTGTCGGCGCTAGGGTACTGCGTAAAAATAGCGTATAGCGCCGACCAAGCGATTCAAATTTTTAAAGACTACTTTTACGAGACTATCCCCGCGTCAGAATTGCAATAACGCCAGCAAGTGAAATTCCGCTTGCAATTATAGCGTCGGCAAGCTCAGGCGATAATTTAACTCCCACGGCTGCAAGTACCAAAATGATACCGCGCCATGTGCTTGGCTCTTTCAGTCTATCAGATGCATATTTTGCAATATCTTTCATATCAGTCCTTTTTAAAAAGCTTTGAGATACCACCAACGATTAAAACGGCAGGAGCAACAATAGCGCCTGGAATCCAACCAAGAACGGCAAAAATTGAAAAAGCGCCCTCGACGATATTTTTTACATTTTCAGGATCAGTCATGTTTACCCCTAATAAAATTAAAAAGTTGCCTATGTATCGCCGTGGGACACTGCGCAATTCTATCCGTAGGAGGTACAAAACCGCTAGACTTATTTAAGTTATTGCAATAAGTCCAGCCGAAAGCAATTTCTGCCGCTTTATGCTCTAACGCCCAAGAAGAACTTATTTTTGAAATATCAGTTCCGTCCATATCAACAATATAGGGCGGCTTCAATCGCTTTATATCGCCATGCTTTTCGCAGATATAGCCGTCTATGCAGCTATCGATTAAAGGATTATCAACCAGCGAACACTCAGGCATTACTTGTGCTGTAATATCTAAGAGCTTTTGCCTTGCTTCTTTTTTAAAATTACATTCTAAACACGGTGAAATATAACATTTTTTTAAATTAGGAAGGCTTTCTAATTGTTTTTTGACTATCAAAAGCCGACGCTTGAAAGCAGTTTCAAAAGTTTTTGAGCCTAAAAGAATTGATTTTTCTAATCCTGAAACTGTTCGACGATGCCCAAGTTCAAAACGCTGCAATCGATAAAATCGAAGGCCTGAGCCGTTTATTATATGGACGCGTAAAATCTTAGGCTTTGTTGACTGTTTTAAGCTTTCAAGACACTTGCAGCTGCTAGGGTTAAAAGTCTTGTCTAGCCATCCTGAAATTATTGTTTTATCAAAACGATTTATGAATCTTTGGCAATTGTAAGATTTGCTGCAAAGTCCTAAATCAGAAATCCCGCGATTATCTGCCGCTACAAATGACGCAAAATAAAGAAATAAGAAAATAAATCTCAAGGTTTTCTTCTATTTTCTAAAATCCGGTCTAACTTGTCGTCGATTCTTGATTGCCAGTTTGCTGTCTGAGTTGTGATTTGTTGCAACACTTGTATTTCTGCCGTGTGCCGAGCTGAAATAACTTGATTTGCTTTGATTGTCTCATCCACGTTTTTTAAGTACATACCCGCAAGGATAGATGATATTCCAATGATGGTTTTAATGAATAAATCGTATAAGTCTGCAGGGCTTGATAGTGTCATTTGTCTAACCTTGATAGTACTTTTTCTGCGTAGCTTTTGCCGTCAGGGCCTAAGTGTGGTTTTATATCTTCAAATGTCTTGCCGTATCTACGGCGTAATCTGTTCACTGCGCCATATCCCTGATTGTAGGCTGTAAGCGCTAAGACAACATCACCCTCATATTTGTTGAGCAAATAACGAATATAATGAGTTCCAAGGCGTATATTTTGTGGGATATTAAAAGGCGAATAAACCCCCGCTTCTTTTAGATTCTTATGAAGCTCTTTGCCAGTAGCGGGCATAAGCTGCATAAGTCCTTGAGCGCCAGAACGTGACACTGCTTTATAATTTGCAGCCGATTCCTGCAGAATCATTGCATGAATAAGGCGGTCAAAATTAAAAGGTTCAAGCCAGTCAATCATGCTAAGAAATAAGACCCTGAAATTGTGTAACGAGTTGAGCCTGATAGGTTTGTCCTATCATAACGAGAAACTAGTAGCTGCGAGTTGCTTGTAGAAATATAACCAGCAATTCCGACTGCTGTAGTCGTGCCCGTAATAATTACACCAGAAACACCAGCAACGCGAGCGTTTGCATAAGGAGCAGAAAGACCAAGGTTTATATTTATCTCAGGGCCTGGAACTGTCCAGTTTGTAACGATGTTGCAAGTATAAGATAAAACATTACCTTGCACTTGGTATGTTGTGCCGTCGTTTATTGTAAGTGATACAGTTCCGCCCGCTGCAGATGCTGAAACGGTTGGTGTAATAGTAATTATTGAATCAGATGGATTCAGTAATAGCCAGCTGGTAGCTGTAAGTGCTACAACCTCATAAATACGGTTAGCTACCAAATCACCAGTTAAAAGTGCTGTGGTACTACCACCGACAAATTTAAGCAAAGAGAAAGCACCGCTCGTTCCGACATTTAAAGTCGTTGCACCTGTATTTGTAAAACCAGCTTTAAAAGTAAATCGAGACCCAACAACAACAGCCGAATATGCTGGAGATAGTGTAATAACTTGAGCGTTTGCAGAGCCTGTAGATGTGCCGCCGTAAAAGTAAATATTATCCTGTATCTGTGAGACTTTAGCATAATCTGTTCGAGCAGTTGCGTCTGATACGTTAGTATGACGAAATCCGCCCATTGGCAAGTTTGCTGTTGGAGTATTTTGCCCGTCTTTAGTTAAGCAAGTATTAATACCAGTTGCTAAGTCATTGTCTAAAGTATCATGTCTTGACGCTGTAATACCGATAGACGCGGCAGCATCATCTTGCCATCCTGTCGACCCGTTGCTTCTTGTAAAAGTTCCACCACTCCAAGCCATTTCACACCTTTATTGACTGATTATAAATTTTTGCAATTTTTAAAATGTAGTTTTTAGTTTCTGCAGGGAGCATTTCATAAATCCCCTCTAAGCCTTTGCCAAGTCCTTTTTTCTCTGCTCTTCTAAGTGCACTATCAACACGAGCAGGTCCCCAATTATAAGCCGCAAGCGCTAAAGCTTTGTCTTTATATTTATCTTCTAATTGCGCTATGTATTTTGTCCCTGCTGCAATATTTTCTTTAGGGTCAAAAGCGTTTTTAAGACCTAAATCCTTGGCAGTATCAGGCATAATTTGCATTAATCCTTGCGCTCCTACCTTTGACACCGCCTTTGAATTTCCTGCCGATTCTGCCTGTATTATTGCCTTAATAAACGGGGGTTGCTCATCAATTAGTGCCGCTACCTCTTTTTTGGTGACGCCCTCAACGGCTTTGAGCTGTGGAAAGTCTGCAGCTTTTTCTATTGGTTTTGCCTCAATTATGTTATCATTTTGTAATGACTGATCTACAAGGCTATTTTGCGGGAGCGTTTCTTGCGTATTTTCTAATCCTGCTCTTTGCTCATCATTAGGATAATTCAAACTACGAGAAATAACTTGTGGTAGTGTACTTGTAGCTTTTGGTATTTGTCTTAATAAATCACCAGTAATAAAGTTTCCTTTTTTGGTAAGAAGAGCACCACCAAGAGCAGTTAAAAGTGGAGTGGCTAGCCCATCTTCACCATCATATTTAGATCCAAGATATAAAGTACCTAATCCACCAGTTGTTTTAACAGCATTTAATAAAGATTGATAAGGTTTTGCGGCTTGTTCTGCTTCAATTGCTCTTTCAAGGACAGGAAGCATTGATTTCCTCATTCCTAAAGCTTGATTAAGTTTTGAAACTTCACCAGACATTTCAGGAATATTTTTATTGACAGACTTTTCTATGTAGTCACGAATATCAGAAGCCATTGCCATTTTGACTTCGTCTCTTACTGTTGCTTTATTTTGGCTGTAAGCTTTTTCAGCTTCAGTTTGTAAAGATACTTTTGCTTTTTGCCAATCTGCAAGCGTTCCGCCTTCGCCCCTTGCAGCAAAATCATCAATTAAGCCATTTAGCTCTCTTTGATACATTTTATTGGCGCTTGTATAGGATCCACCTTGTTTACTTTCTACAAGTTTTCGAACACTAGAAAATTCAGGTAAATCTGTAATTTTTGAAGAATCAGCTTCTTTTAATAAATCTCCAAGTTCTGCACCAAGTTCTTTTCTTTGATTAATTAAAACAGATTTTATATCTTCAGGATCAAAGCCTTTAGAAAACATTCCTTCTTTTCTTAAAGTGTCAATAGTTTCTGAAGCTTTACCAGGAATGTTTTTAACATTTTTTTGAGAAATCCCCATACCCGCAGCATAGAATCTTTTTGCAAGTGGTTCTGCAAATTGTGATAATCCAGAAAGGCCACCAATACCACCAGCAGCGATTAGCGTTGAAGGTTCAGTCAATGCTTGCGTTGCTGCTTGTAATCTTTCACCGCTTGGAGCTTCGCCCGATGCGGTCAATGCAGTTTGAGCTGCTACATCAACTGCAGGCACCAATGCTTTTGCTAGTTTTGAGCCCTCATAGATAGTTGATAATCCTGGAGCAGCTTGGACAGCTTTAACCGCACTTATTGGATTTATAAAAGCAGGAAGAACATTAGTTGCAAGTGCGGCAGGTGTATTTAATTGATTAAACTCACTACGCATTTGAGCCATTTGATTTTCGCGCTGAGTTACTGCATCAGCATATGAAATAGGTGCTTCAGTGCCTCCAAAAGTTCTGCTAATTTTATTTCCTAAATAATCTAAAGCACCAGCACCAACTCCAGCTATTTCATTGCCATAGCCAAAAGTTAAAGCGTTTAAAATATTTCCTAATCCACCAGTGGCAATGCGATACGGATTTGCTGGAGTCATTTGAGCAACAGGAGCGCTTGGAACTATTTCAAATTGAGATAAATCAGGGGCTCCAATAATTGGTTCTGGTATTGGCGCACTTGGCACTATTTCAAACTGTGATAAATCTGGAGCCATTAGCCAACCTTTCTAATCATTATTTTTCCAGTTTGTGGATTGACGCCTATAGATTCATAACCAGCAGGAATTTGTGGGGCAGTTTTTGTAATCTCTGGAGCTTTTACGGCTGCAGTTTTTCCAAACATATCAAGCACTGGAGTTGACTTGTTTAATCCAGAAACCAAGTCAATCATTCCTTGAGCTTTTTTATCTAAATCCTCTTTGCTGTCATACCATTGAGGCGCAAGGTTTGAAATTCTTTTTCGAACATCAGAGTTTTGCT